AGCAAAAGATCAACCTCATGAAAGAGGGCTCCGACAAGGAACTGGCTCAAATCACCTTAAACTATGACAAGAAAATCAACGAGATCGGGAAGAAAGGCCGTGAGTACGTATCGGCCCAACAGAAGATAGAGCGGGCGGCATGGGAAAATGAAAATCCGAATTGGAAAAAGCAGGGCCTGATATTCCGGCCTTCAACCACTATGGTTTCCCAACTTCCCGATTCACAACGCGAAGAACTGGAGAATGCCGGTGTTATTGCCGGAGCCACCCTGGAGAAAGCGGAGGCCGACCTTTTGGAAAAGACATTGCGGCAGTACCAAGACTACTCAGCCAGACGGCTGGAGCTGGAGAAGAAATACAACGAGGACGTGGCCTATCTCGCCGGTCGGCGGACTGCCGCCAACGGGGCGGAGATAGACGCAGCCATCGAGGAGGCGAAACGTGCCTTGAAAGAAGGGCTGTCCGACCTCTCCATGGAGGAATTGAAAGATTCCGGATTGTGGGATAAATTGTTCGGAGACCTCGACAAGATGGCCATGCCGTCGTTGGAAGCGTTGCTCAAGCAGGCCAAGGAGGTCAATACCACGGCATGGGACCCGAAGAACGTGAAGGAGTACCAAGACGCTATCGACCGGCTGGAAAGCGCCATCCATTCCCGGTCCCCGTTCAAGGCGATCGGCGACGATTGGAAAAAGCTCTTGGAATCCATGAAAAAAGGAGACAAGGACGGCATGGCCTCCGCATTAGACGGCATAGATTCGGCCACGCAATCTTTGATCTCCGACCTCGATACGATCGCAGGCAGTATCGGCGACATCCTCGGCGAGGAGGCCGGTTACGCCGCCGGGCAGGTGGTGGAGCTGACCTCCGCACTGGGCGGGTTCGTGTCGGCCGCGTCGAAGATAGCCAGCGGAAATATCGTTGGCGGTATCGCATCCGCGCTTGGCAGTATCGGAAAGATCTTCTCCATGGGCAGGCAGGTCAAGGATATGAACCGGCAAGCCCGGGAAGAACAGCAGAAATTTTACGACGAGGCCATCCAAGGCGAGATGGAGTACCAACGCCTGCTTCGTGAACGTCTCCGTACCCAGCAGCAGATCGGCGAGATGACGCTGGCCTACAACAAACGGATCACCGAGGAGCTGGAAAGGCAACAAAAGGCTTCAACCGGAGAATATGACCGGCTATTGGCCCAGATACAGGGAGAACAATATATCAGCGGTGTAGGCTACCGGCATGGGACTTGGTTCCGGAAAGCAAAAACGTGGAACGAATACTCCAGCCTCGCCGGGAAGAGCTACGAGGATATCGAGAAACTGTATTCCGAGGGCAAATTGGAGGAGAAAGTGGCCAAGCTGTTCGAGCAACTCCGGGCATTAAAGGAGGAGGGCGCCGATATCGACCAGATGCTGGACGACCAGGAGGAGTCCATGCGCGAGGTGTTGACCGGAACCACCACCGACAGCATCGTCGACAGTATCCTCCGGGGTTTTGCCGAGGGCAAGCGCTCCGCCAAGGATTTCGCCGATGACTTCCAGAAGATGCTGAACAATGCCGTCTTGCAGGGTATCAAGATGAAAGCCCTCGAGGAACCGCTACGCCAATGGTACGAGTCGTTCGCCGCCGCCAGTGGCAACGGCCTGACGGCTGAGAACATCGCCTCGCTGAAGGCGCAATACGACAAGATCATCGAGGACGCCGCCAAGCAACTCGAAGACATGGAGAAGGTAACGGGCAGCAAGCTGGACTCCACTTTTTCGCAACAGGCGAGAGCGGGAGCCTACACAGTCGCCAGCCAGGACTCCATCAACGAGACCAACGGGCGGCTTACCTCGATCCAGATGAATGTCATCGAGATGAAGGGGTGCGCATTCGATATGCGCACCATGCTGAACAAGGGGCTGGAGCATCTGGAGGCGATCGCAAGGAACACCTCTTACTGCAAGAGGCTGGAGCGCATCGACAACACGTTGCTGGAGATACTAAGAAATGGACTGAGGACAAAATAAGATGAGAACCGGGAAACTATACATAAACAATCTGGACGCTTACACGGAATATGGCGTATTCCTTGCAAAGGACCGTGGCGGGACGTATGACAACATCTCAGTGCTCATGACACCACCGCCGGCCAAGAAGCATACCACAATAGATTACAGGGAATGCGATGGCGAGGAAGTGGACGTGTCGGGCGTAAGGTTCGAGGCTCGCGACGTATCCCTTCGCTTTGCCATGATTGTGGATGGCGAACAGGAGTTTCGGACAAAGTACAAGAACTTTATCGATGTCCTGAAATCCGGCATGATCAATATGAGAGTCACTGAAACCGGGAAAACATATAAGTTCTATTATCAGAGCTGCCCGGGCATGGTGATGAAAACACGGCTCAAGACAACCGGCAAGCTAGCCGCCATGTGGACTATCAAGTTCAGAGAGCCCAAGCCGGAATTTTAACAGCGTTAGAACACTATTTGAATGGAATTGGAAATATACGACAAATCAGGGAACCTACGGGCAACGGTATGTCCGGATGATAATTCCACCCAACAGAAAACTGTAATGGGCGAGAATGTCCTAAATATATCCTTCACGACATGGGAGGCCGTTCCTTTCGATGCGCACGACTATGTGGATTTCGAGGGAGAACGCTATACGCTTCCGTCCGTGCCGTGTCCTACCCAAGTCAATACGCTTGAGTACGAATACTCCTTACAATTCCATGGTATCGAAAGCGAACTGTCGAAAGCGCTCTGCTTCCTGCTGGCCGATGGCGGGATGGACTCGGATTTTTCGTTGACAGACGGACCGGCTGCCCACCTGCAACTGGTTGTGGATAACATCAACCGGATCAAGGGGACGACAGCCTGGAAGATCGGTAGCGTGATCGCCGCCGACAACAAGGTTATCACATACGACGGCATAGACTGCCTGACCGCCTTGAACAGAATTGCTGAAACATTCGAGACCGAATGGTGGATCGTAGGGACGACCATCTATCTGAGTAAATGCGAGCACGGAGAACTATTGGAACTGGGCTATGCTGCCGACGGCAATGCTGTAGGCGGACTGCTCAACCTATCCAAAAGAGAGGAAGAAAACGAGAAGTTCTTCACCCGGCTCTATGCCAAGGGAAGTACCCGTAATATCGACCGATCCAAATATGGCTCCGACTATCTCCGCCTGCCCTCTCCCTTGAAATACCTGGAGAGGAACACGGAATACGGTATCGTTGAGCGGGAGGTGATCTTTGAAGAGGTCTATCCCCGGAGGGTCGGCACGTTGTCCGGCGTGCGCTCCGTCGAGCGGGAGTCGGAGGACAAGACAATCCGTGTATATTACGTGACAGATAAGGACATGCCCTTCGACCCGAACGACTACGAGATAGCTGGGCTGGTCAAGCGCGTCGCTTTCCAGACGGGGGAACTCTCCGGATATGACTTTGAGGTCAATTACGACTCGTCTACCGGCGAGTTCGAACTGATCAACCAGTATCCGGACGAGAACACGCAGGTACCGGACGGGATCATGACCCCCCAGAGCGGCGATACCTATATCCTCTATAACATCCGGATGCCAGACGAGTATTACACGTTGGCGGAGAACGAGCTGAAGGAGGTCTCCGAGGCTTACCTTGCCAAGCACAGCATCGACAGTTCCGTCTATAGCGGTGACAGCGACCCGATCATCCTGCGACAGCGCGGGGCCGTCATCACGCCCGGACAACGTGTCCGGCTGTACAATTCCGTATTTTTCAAATCAGGGCATAAGGACAGCCGGATTATCAGCCTTACCAGAAACGTGCACGACCCTTATGACGTGAGGGTGGACATATCCGACACGGTTACCTCCACTTGGCGGGAATCCATCGAGCGAAAGGTGGACTCGTTCCTGCCCATGCTCAGCCAGGGAGGGGAAGCGATCAACATCATCAAGAGCGGCGATGACACGGTACCGACCGATAACAACGTCTTCTCGGCGCTCCGGGCGATATCCACTTTCCTACGCAAGGACCGTCCGGACCAGACCAAGTACCTGATCAAGTTCCTCGGCGGCCTTATCTCCGACAACATCGAGTCGCAAGACTTTGCGGCCGGACCGTTCGGCACCGGTTATGTTCTGAAAAGGAATCAGAAGACCGGTAAATCCTATATGGAAATAGACGAACTCTATGTCCGTCTGAAAGCCTATTTCGACACGCTGGAGATCAAGCATCTCTCGCACGTGGGAGGGCGTATCGTATTATCTCCGGCGAGCATGGAGTGTATCAAGGTCGAGGAGGTATCCGCAGAGAACGAAAAGGTATATGACAGTACCGGCGAACAGGTGTATGACTCCCTGAATGATGAAGTGCTGGCTCCTAAATCGGGTGGAGAAAAAGCGTACCGTTGTTATTTCAAGCAGACGGACGGGGAGAGGGAGATCGTGAACGAGTTCGCCGTGGATGACCTTGCGCAATGCCGGGAGTTCAACGTGAAAACAGGCACGTCGCACAATGTCAGCAATCAATACTATTGGCGCAGGGTATTATATGTGGGAGAGGATTATATAGACCTGTCCATCACGGATCGCGATACCGGCAGCATGGTTCCGAAGGCCGGAGATACGATCGTCACGGTCGGGAACAAGACGAATAAAAGCCGACAGAACGTGGTGTTCTTCTCCTCGTATGATGAAGACGCCCCGTGCGTCAAGTTGTATTCTGGCGTTGACTCCTATTCGATGCTGAACAAGGAGGTGACAGCCATTTCCCCGAACGCCGGCAAGAACGTGTTCACCGGCAAGATGATCATCAAGCCGGGTTCGACCGGATTCGGGAACCTCGCGGACGCGCCCAATATGGATGAGATCAACGGAGCGATCGCAGACGCTAAAGACGCAGCCGAGAATGCGAAAGATGCAGCCGAAGGCGTGCAGGAGTCCATGTCTGACTTGAAAGGATATGTGGACGGGGCCTTTTCTGACGGTATTGTCTCCGAAGCGGAAGCCAAGGCGATTGAAAAGTACTTGAATATCGTAAACAACGAGAAGTTGTCCGCAGAGTCGGTATTCAACAAATTATATGCCAACCCTTATCTGGAGGGATCGGCCAAAGTATCATTGTCTAACGCGCGTTCGTCTTTGTTGTCATCCATAACGGCCTTGTCCGGCTCTATCGAGACGGCCATAGGAGACGGTAAGGCCACCATGGCCGAGAAACGGGACGTAGATACGAGATATGCTGATTTTAATGCGAGGCTGTCCGCTTTTCGTGCGGCGGTCGAGACGGCCAACAAATCCATACAGGACAAACTCAAGTCCTATTCCGACAACGCCCAGAAAGCGGCGGACGAGGCTAATAACACCGCCTCCTCCGCCATGGAGGA